TAGCCCTATAGTAACACAATATTTTAATAAAGCTTCTTTATCAGCTAATAAAATTTTTCGCTGCTTTTCATCTTCACTGGCAGCTAAATCTTTTTCAATTATATCTAAAGATTTCTGTATTAATACTATTTCTTTTTTGTGCTTTATATAGTTATTATGATAATCTTCTTGCTCTTTTGTGTATACTTTATATTTAGGTAAGCTAAAAGATTTTAATAGCTGTTTAATATATCCAACAAAAATATTAGTGTCATTAAATTTAATCATGCTTAATTCCTCCAACTATAGTCCTGAGCTTAAGCTATCACCGTCTACTGCAACATTTAATGTATATCTTCCATCTGCAATTTCTTGTAATAATCTATAAATATTAACAACTTCTGTATAGACTTCACTAAGTTTAGTTTCTTCAGAGCTATCAATAGCTTCAGCAAGTTGTGTTTTTGCATTATCATTTGCATCACCTACTGTTTTATTTTGAACATCAGTACTTGCATTATTTCCAATCATAATGCCAGATTCAGATAAAGATGCTCCGCCTAAAGTAGCTAATCCAACGCCAGTACCACGTGAAACCGTTGACATATTTCTTACTTTTAAAGCATCTAAAATGCCACCACCAGTAATACCACCATTACCGCCAGAAGCTATCATGGTGCCAATTCCAGAAAGAATACTTCCGCCCATTGCACCAACTCTCATCAAGTCAGCTACAGTAGTTTGAAGATTAATACCTGTTCCTAAATATTTTATATCAGGTAAGGCAATACCACCAGCAACAGAGTCTAATAAACCAGCAGCTTTATACATAGCATATAGCGCTGGATTGTTAGCAATTCCTGCAGCCATTGTGTATTGAAAATTGCCCCATGCATTTGACATCATTTCACCAATACTTGTTCTTTGTCACATACTATTGGCCATACTATATAATCTATTAATAGCTCCACCATAAGTTAATCCATCTTTAGAAATGATACCAGTAGATTTAGCAAGGTTAACAGCAGCTTTTAAATCAGCAGCTGACATGCCATATACTTGAGCTATTTGTTGTTGAATTACTCTACTATCACCAGCTTCTTCATAAAGTTTAGCTAAGTATTCAACCATTGAATTTAATAATTGATTAGTAGTATTTGCATTTAAACCATTATTTAATAAATCTGAAATACTAAGTCCTGCCTGGTTAGCTGCCATAATAACTAAGTTACCTTGACCACCATTTGTAATGCCTTCAAGTTGACCTGCAGCTAATTTACCAAGGACACCACCTAAACCTTGAACAGCGCTGTCTGACATACCAACAGAATACATTGAGCCTAACCATTTTTGAACTTGATATTCAAATGATAAAGCATTTTCACCTGACATAAGAGACATTGCTTCTTCTAAACTACCTTTAATTGAAGTAGCAATACTGCTCATATATTCAGTTGTTTCATACATATTATTTAGGAAGGCAGTTAAAGAGGACTCCATACCTAAACGAGCTGCAGTTGTATCTTGTTGCTGAATACGAACTAATCTTAAAAGTGTTCCATTAGCTGCATCAAATGTTGTAGCAATTTTGTCTTTTAAAACATCCATTGTAGCTCTTTGCTCTACATTAAAAGCAATACCTTGCCCAACCATTTGATCAACTTTATCTGCTAAAGCTTCTTGTTTTACAAATGGGGAAATACCTGCTATACCAGTAAGATTTTTACTAATATCGTCTCATGTGCCACTTCCACCACCAAAAAAACCACCAGCTTTTCTGTTAAGTCCTTGAAGACGCGTATCAATCTTACTTTTGTAGCCAGCAACTTTTTCAACTGTATTATCAAGTTGTTTAGCCATGTCTCCAAGAGCATGTGTTAGTGTATCTAATCCTTTACCAAAACTAAATTTTTTGTAGCTATTGCCCTCATCATCATAAATTTCTGTAGAAAAAATATCTTTAAGAGCACTAGTACGTTCTTGAAGAGTTTTATTACTGCCAAGTAACTGGCTAGCTGCTTTTTGTTTTTCGCTTTGTTCTTCTATGGCAGCTTTCTTTTTAGCAGTTTTAACTGCTTCTTCGCCATCTTTTTGTGCAGCCTTTGTACGTACTTTTTGAAGTGTTTCTATGCGCTTTTTTTCTTGCTTTATTTGTTTGTCTAGCTGCTTAGTTTTTTCTTTATCGCCAAGTTTTTCAGCATTTGTTTTTTGTGTTTCAAGATCAGTAAGATGTGTTTTTTCACGTTCATTAATTTTTTCTGCTGCTTTTAATTTTAGTTTTGTCCATTGATTGACTAATTCTAGCTCTCTCTGTGCCTGTAAATGAGCTAAATTTTCGACATTAGTAATCTTTAATTTATTAAGGTCTACTTCTTGGCTTTTTAATTGTTCAGCTACTTTTTGTAATTGATCTAAAAAATCTGATAACGCAGTTGTACCAGCATCATTACTATTTATTGGTCCAAATCCAGCCATAGAATAGCCCTCCTAAATTTTATCTTCGTTTTGTTTTGCTATTTAACTCCATTTGTTGTTTCATTGTTTCAATAGCTTTTTGTTGTTCTTGTTGTTTATCGTTTATACATTCAATTAAGAATAGTCTTTCTTGAAAACTTAAATCTAATACATCAGTATAACTTGTATGTGTTTGGTCACTAATATACCAACATTCTTTAACTATTTCTTTATATCTTTTTGGCCCGTAAGGCGTTCCATCCTTAGATGTTTGTGGGTCTAAAAAATTCTGATCCAAAGCGAAAGGATGTCAATACTTCTCCTCCACAATGAGGACAATCAACTATTAATCTACTTCCAATTCCAACACATGCATTTAATGCGTCAATGCTATTTACAATTTTTACTAAATCGGCCGCTAGTAAACTATTGATATATGATTCTAACTTATCAGGCGATAACTTTTTACCATTAACTTCATTAATAATATTTTTTAATAAGACTAATAAATTAATATCAACTTCTGAGGTATTAACTTTTCTTGATAATTCTTTTGTTTGAAGCTCAATATTATCAAGCATATGTGGGGTTTGAAAATTAAGGGTTATTGTGTCACCAGATTTTGGAAGTGTAATCGTTTTAAGCTCATTAAATTTATCTTCATCAAAATCAATAATTTGTAATTGTTCAAGGTCAGCTTCAGTTTCAAAAGCCTTTAAACATTTATCACAAGTAAGAATCATTTTATACTTTGGGCCATATGTAACAATTCTTAACTTATGTAATAAGAATTCATAATCACCTAAAGCCATATCATAAACATGAATAGCTGGTTTTTCGATCATACAGCCTTCAATAATATCAGCTATTTTTTTAAACTGAGTTGAACTTGGTGAAAGTCTTTTCATTTCATCACGAGCTGTCATGCTTCTTAGCTCAACATGTGGATTAACTGCAACATTATAAATTTTACCTTTTGATGGTAATTCATAGCCTTCTGCAATTGTGTATTGTGTTTGTCTTTCTTCTGCCATATATTTCTCCTTTACAATAATAAACTACAAGCGTTTGTCTTCAAAGTATTGCTCTAATATTTCTCTAATTAAAGCTGAAACCGTTATACCACGTTTTTCTGCCTGCTTCTCAAGCCTAACTTTGAGCGGTTTAGTTGTTTCAAATGTCTGCATTATTTTGTCGCTTCGGTCTACTTTTCGTCTTCCCATAGTTTATTTCCTTTCATAACTATTGGCAATTATCATCATATAATTTAGCAGATAAATTTATTAAATCTATTTTTTTAAATAATAAAAAGCGTGCTTTATTTGCACGCTTTTTAATGCTTTAAATAATTCAATTAGATTGCACTATTATCTGTATACATCATTGAACGATCGAATGAGATTGCAACAGTTAATTGTCTCTTATCTGCATCGCCGCCTTCTCTATCAAATGGTGACTCATCAATACCAGTAACGAAACATCCATCTAAAATCCAATATCTAATTAATTTATAATCAGCAGTATATTCAAGTAATGTAGCTGTTTTCTTATAATCAACCATACGACCTGTTTTACGAGTATGTGGGTCATAGGCAAGATATAACCAAGAATAGAGCATATCTTTAACATGTAATCCTACAACATCATCAACAGTAATTTCACCATCACTGAATTCAGGTTTTCCAGCCATTTTTACAACGTCATTACCACGTGTATAAACGATTGAACTTCCTAATTTA